TGGAGCCACTGGAACACCAAAATACTGGGCAAATTGGGATGATTTTAATCTTTTAGTAGCACCTGTGCCTAGTTCAGCTTTACAAGTTCAAATTAATTACATAACAGATCCCCCACAGTTTACATCTACAAATAATACTTTCATTTCTACATACCAAGAATCCATGCTTCTACATGGAGTTCTTACAGAAGCTTATAGATTTTTAAAAGGACCCGACAATCTATACAAACTGTATGAAACAAAGTATAATGAAGAGATACAGAATTTTGCCCTACAACAAATGGGTAGAAGAAGAAGAGCGGAGTTCAGTGATGGCGTTCCTAGAATACAGGTACCTTCACCGACTCCTAATACAAATTAATTAAGGAGAACAATTATGGCAATAACAACAAACGCAATTTGCAATTCATTCAAAGGGCAATTGATTCAAGGTGAACACGATTTTGATACATCTGGAAATGGTGGAGATACATTTAAATTAGCAATGTATACAAACTCTGCTACACTAGGTAAATCAACAACAAACTATTCAACTAATCCAGGAGGTGGGTCTAACACTGAAGTTACTTCACCGTCTGGTTATACTGCAGGTGGTAAAGCATTAGTAAACAGTGGAGTGAAAGTATCTTCAAGTATAGCGATTACAGATTTTTCTGATCTATCTTTTACTGGTGTTACTTTAACAGCTAGAGGAGCTTTGATTTATAATACTCAAACTAACGGTGGATCAAACACTACTGAAGCAGTTTGTGTATTGGATTTTGGTGGTGATAAGACTGCAACGTCTGGAACATTTACAATTCAGTTTCCTGCATTCACAACTTCTGCTGCAATATTAAGAATAGCATAATTTTAAAGGAGTTAACATGGCTTTGGTAGTAAACGATAGAGTAAAAGAAACCTCAACAACAACTGGAACAGGTACATTAAGTCTTGCTGGTGCTGTAGCAGGCTTTGAATCATTTGTTGCAGGAATTGGTAATTCTAATACTACTTACTATGCAATTGTTAACGCTAACGGAGAGTTTGAAGTTGGTTTAGGAACTGTAACAGATGCAGGCACTGATACTTTAGCAAGAGACACAATTATCTCATCATCTAATTCTGATAGCGCAGTAAACTTTTCTGCAGGAACTAAAGAAGTATTCTGTACTCTTCCTGCATCAAAAGCAGTTATTAAAGATAGTAATGGTGCTGTAGCCGGTGTTACAATGTCGAGTAATTTAGATCTTAATGGTAATACATTAATTCTAGATGCCGATGCAGATACAAGTATTAAAGCAAGCACCGATGATCAAATAGATTTAAAGGTAGCTACTTATGATATTGCTAATATAACAACTGCAAATAGTGGTGACCTGGTTATTTCTACTGCAATTCAAGATAAAGATTTTGCAATTAAAGGTAATGACGGTGGTGCTACAATTACGGCAATGAGTATTGATATGTCGGATGGTGGTACGGTATCTTTTAATAATGAAGTAAAATCTGGTGGTAAACTTACTGCTGAAGGTGATGGTTCTTATGATGGAAGGCTTCAATTAAACTGTAGTCAAAATAGTCATGGAGTAGTTATTAAATCTCCTCCTCATTCTGCTAACGCAGTTTGGGAATGGATATTACCTGTCAACGATGGAACTAGTGGACAAGTTTTAACTACGGATGGTAACTCAACTGCACAATTATCTTGGACAACTCCAGAAGTAGGAGATATCACTAATGTAATTGCAGGTACAAACTTATCAGGTGGTGGAACGTCAGGAGCCGTGACTATAAATTTAGCTGATGCTTCTACGTCTGCTAAAGGAGCTGCTTCATTTAGTTCAGATAACTTTGCTGCTAGCTCGGGAGCAATAACAATTAAAGACGCTGGAGTAGCCACAGCCGAATTACAAGACGATGCAGTTACGACTGCAAAAATTACGGATGCTAATGTTACGACTGCTAAAGTAGCGGACAACGCAATTACTTTAGCAAAAATGGCATCAGGTACAGACGGTAATATTATTTCATATGATGCATCTGGAGATCCTGTAGCAGTAGCAACAGGTAACGCTGGACAAGTTTTAACTTCAGCAGGTGCAGGGGCACCTCCAACTTTCCAAACACCTACAGTTGGAGATATAACTTCTGTTGTAGCAGGTACAAACTTAACAGGTGGAGGTACATCAGGTGATGTTACATTAAATTTAGCTGACGCTTCTACGTCTGCAAAAGGAGCGGCCTCATTTAGCTCAGATAACTTTGCTGCTAGTTCTGGCGCAATAACAATTAAAGATGCGGGAGTAGCTACGGCAGAAATTCAAGACAATGCAGTGACATTAGCTAAAATGGCTGGTGGTACAGATGGAAATATTATTTCTTATGATGCCTCAGGAGACCCAGTTGCAGTTGCTACTGGTAACTCTGGTCAAGTTCTAACTTCTGCAGGTGCAGGAGCACCACCAACTTTTGCAACTCTTTCAGTAGCAATTTCTTCTACTGCTAATGGATCAAATAATAGAATAGCAACTTACTCAGCTGCAGATGCCTTAAATGGTGAAGCTAACCTTACTTTTGATGGTTCTACTTTAGCAGTAACTGGAGCTATAACTACAACAGGTAACATTACTACTGACCACGTTTTACCTCAAGCAAACGACACCTATGATTTAGGTGCCAGTGATAATGTTTGGAGACATGTGTATACTGGTGACTTACATTTGAGTAACGAAGCAAAAGCTGAAGGTAATGCTGTTGATGGTACAAAAGGTAATTGGACTATTCAAGAGGGTGAAGAACATTTATTTATTTTAAATAATAAAAATGGTAAAAAATATAGATTTGAATTGAAAGAGATGTAATGATTTTTAATTTTGACGCAAAACAATACGATAGTGAAAAGTTGTCTGATAAAGGTAAAATGTATTTACAAAAAATACAAAGTGTTGTTTCTAAAAAAAGTGAATTAAGTTTTGAATACAACGATTTAGAAATCATACAAAAACACTACTCTGATCTGCTTAGTAAAGAATTACCAGAAGAAGAAAAGGTAGAAGAAAAAAAAGAGGCATAAGTCATGGCTCTTGGGATAACCGCATTTTCTGAAGCGGCTTATGCATCAGATGGAAATAATGCTAATGCATATCCATCAGGTATAACTTTAGCATTAACTTTAGGTAGTAACGCAACAGAGGGTGATAACAACATCACTCTTACAGGAATTCAAGCTACAATTACAAATGCAGGTGCTGTTGCAGGTTCTTCAGTAGAGTTTGCAGTATCTGGAATGCAAATGACTTCTTCAATTGGAGAAGAGGGTATTGACATTGGTGTTCCAATTTCTGGTCAAGAATTATCTATAACAAATAAAAAATTATCACAAGATACTTTAAGTGCGTTTGCTCAAACACCTTTTGCAACACAGAGTCCAAATACTGTTGAAGTACCAATCGTAGATGTTGCAACTACTACAGGTGGTGACATTGGTAACTTCTCTTTAGGTATAACTCTTGGAACATTTTCTGTTCAAGCAGGAGCAAATGTTTCTGTAGTTGTCACAGAGCACACATTAAATACTGCAATTGGAAGTACAGCAATTGTTGGAATTGGTAATGTTCCAGTTACTGGAATTATAGGACAAACTTCTATTGGATCTGCAGCAGGTGTAGCTGATCATGCTGTTGATGTTACAGGTTCTCAGTTAACAACATCTATGGGAGAAGAAAGTCCTGTAGCAAATGCCGATGTTGCAGTTACAGGTATTCAGTTAACAGGTTCCATTGGATCTGCATCTCAAGCCTCAGGTTATGATGTTTCAGGAATACAAATGTCTGGAAGTATTGGATCAGTAACAGTTACTGGTACTGCAGTTATAATTCCAACTGGAATACAATTACAATCTAATACTGGAAATCCAAATATTACTGCTTGGGCTGAAATAGACCCAGGTGTTTCAAACATTTGGACTGAGGTTGATAGAGCAGCATAAAGAGGATATAATAAAAACATGGCATCAAGTTACACAGATTTAGGGGTTGAGTTAATTACAAATGGTGAAAAAGCTGGTCTATGGGGAACTATAACCAACACTAATTTACAAATAGTTGAACAAGAAGTAGGTGGTTATGTAGCTAAGTCAATTGCTGGCGGAGCTCAAACAACTGCTTTAACTATAACAGATGGCTCAACATCATCCTCAGAAGCTAGAAATGCAATCATAGAACTTACAGGAACTATAACAGGAAACCAAATAGTAACTGTACCAAATTCTATTGAAAAAAATTATGTTGTATTTAATAACACTTCAGGAGGCTTTACAGTTCAGTTTAAAACGGCTTCAGGAACTGGTCCAACTTTTGCAACAACAAATAAAGGTATAAAAATACTTTATTCAAATGGAACTAATATTATTGATGTTACTGCAAATTTAGGAGATCTAGCGGTGAGCACTTTAACGTCTGGAGCTATAACTGCTTCAGGTAATATTGTACCAGGTGCTAACGATACATATGATTTAGGCGCATCAGGTAATGTTTGGCAGAATGTATATACTGGAGATTTACATCTAAATAACGAACATAAAGAAAAAGGCAATATAGTTGACGGTTCTAAAGGTAGCTGGACTTTACAGGAAGGCTCCGACAATATATACTTGATTAATAATAAATCTAATGAAAAATTTAGATTGAAGTTAGAAAAAATTTAAAGGAGACACTATGGGTATTATTTCAAATGGAAATACAGTAATTGATAATGGTGCTATTGATTCAAACGAAGTAGACACTACACAAA